GCGGTTGCCTGCCCACTCGCGCATGGCTGCGACCGACCAGGCTGCGAGCTTGGTTCGCGTCTTCTGGTTGCCGAGGTCGCGTGCGTCCACGCTCTGGTTGAGTAGGTCATCTAGGCGTGCGCCAGCGGCGAGCCTTGACCCGAGGTCTTCAGACATTGACGTTCTCTCCTGTGGTGGTGGTGACTTGTTCGGCAGGCTGCGCGAGGTGGACGCGCCTGCAATCGTGGTGGGCGAGGACCGCTGCGATCTCGGCGGCGTACTTGTCGCCTGTCGGGTCGTTATCGGTCGCGATGTAGACAGTAGAGCGAGGGGGCAAGCGTGCGTCTCCGAGGTGACGCCACGACCCTGCCGTGCCGCCGATGACTGCGAGCCGTGTATCGTGCCTCGCGTGGGCTGCGACGGCAAGGTAGTCCGTGAGCCCCTCCACGACGACGATGCGCTCGACCTCGGTGGGCTGACCTTGTAGCATGGGTCGAGCCTTCCACGGGTCAACGAATAGCCAGCCCGCAGCGTACCCACGAGGCCACCTGGTCTTACCCTTCACGTCCTCGTGGATGGCGCGAGCGTGGACGGAGCGAAGCTCCCCGTGCCCATCGTACCCGCCGACGACGAGGGGATACTCCGTGCCCCACGGCCACCAGTCAGGCCAGTCTGCCATCGTCAGGACCAGGGCAGCGCACGGTGCATCGATGGGGATGCTCCGGTCGTTGAGGTAGCTCGCGACTGAGCGGACAGTTTCAGGCCGACGTGCGTGCTCGCGGAGGAACGCCTGTACCTCCTCGACGGGAGGCGGCTTCAAGTCCTCGACCACGACTGGCGCAGGACGAGGGGCAACCATTCGATACGGTCGAATAGTTGACGGTTCATCAACCTCGACCAGCGACACGCTCGCGAGCCAGTCTCGGACGGGTCGCCAGTTGTCGCCCGTGCGAGGCCCACGACCGAAGACGAAGCCAGCCGCGACCCAGAGGCCACCACCGTAGACGCCGCAGCGGACGCACTTGCACGTCTCCCCGTTGCGGTGCCACATCACGGGCGGACGCTTGTCCTTCGAGCTGCGCGTCGTTGCAGCGCACCACGGGCATGGACCGAAAGCTCGACGGCGAACGTCGGCAGAAGGCATCGCAGCGACGACGGCGTCCGCGCGAAGTTCACGCGCCTGGTCGAGCCACGTCATGCTGCATCCGTCATGAGAGAGGCGGGTGCCGCTGGCGGGACCACCACAGACCCGTACTCCAGCGACCCCGCCATAGCCGCGACGATGGGGAGAGAGTCCATCACTGCGACTGGCCCCACATAGCAAGGCAGGCCGCGTCGGCAAGTCCGTCGTGCGGCTTGCGGCTGCGACCATTCTGTAGAGAAAGTGCGGGGAGGCGTGTCCTAACTAGAGCGATGGCGGCGTCCTTCTTCTCAGCACCATGCCACCCACCAGCGGGAGGCGTGCCGAGGATGGCGCGGGACCACACGGCAGGGGAGACTTCGAGCACGGGGATGTCGTGGCAGACCCCGAGGATGCGCCCCCAGTTCTTCCCGCAGTTGAACGCGCCGACCCGTCCCTCCATCGGTCGCGTCTGCTGCTCCTCGACCACGACACGGAACACCTCGCCCGTGAGCTGAGCCTGATTGCGAGCGAGCATCAGGTACTCGCGCACGATGCTGGGGATGACGTTGCCTCGCAGGACGTAGGGAGACATCGGGTCATCCGCCGACCAGCGGTGCAGTACTTCGTCTCCACGCAGCGCAACGATGCCACCATGAAGACCAGGGTCAATGCCTACGACGATCATGTTTGCTCCACGAGTTCAATGCGCCTGCCGATCCAGCGCATGCAGTTCACTGCCATGCTGTTTCCCAGAGCCTTGTAGCGTCCACCGTCTGGACATTCTTCCGCGCTCTTCTTCTTCCACGAGATGCGCGTGTAGTCGTCGGGGAAGCCCTGTAGACGCTCGCACTCAACGGGCGTGAGACGACGTACTGCCATGCTCGCGGCGTGAACAGCGGCGACCTGTTGCGTGACTTCGCTCGACTGAGGACTGCGCGATGGGTCGTTGCTCGCGGTGATGGCGGGCGCAATGCATACACCGATGCTGTGTCCATCCGTGTCTAGTGGTTCGGTCTTATCTCCATAGATCAGCGTGTCGGACTGACGCGCGTCGAACGCCACTGGTAAAATGCGACCTGTATAGGCGTCCTGTCCGTTCAGCCCGCCTCCGTGGTTACCGTCTGCGATGGTTCCGCAGACATCTGCCACTTCTGGGTAAAAAGATAGCGCAGCTATCGGTGCTTCATGCAGACACGTAAGCGTCGGGCATGTTCCATCTGAAGCTACTGGTGCGTTTGCTTGTCCACTTGCCATGACTTCCGATGCATGCAACGACCGCAGATGGCAGCTCTTGGTGCTGAGGGCCGAGGCAAAATCGCCTGTTACTTCATGGTTGTAGGCATCGACACCGAAGCCAACGCTGACTTTAGCATCGGAGGTAGAACCTTTCCTCGACGCTCGGCGCGGCGGAGAATGCCGGCGCACGCCTTCTGGCTCAAGAAGAACCGCTGCGGCACGCGCGAAGTCGGCTCCAGCACATCCGACAACGAAGACACGCTTCCGTCGCTGGGGCACGGCACCAGCGTAGCCGTCCACTCTGGTGTACTGAGCGTCCAAGACCCTGTAGGCCCACCCATACCCGAGGTCTTCCAGCCCCCCGAGGAAGGCTCCAAACGCCCGTCCTCCGTCCTGCGACAGGACACCAGGGACATTTTCCCAGACGACCCAGCGTGGGCGAAGTGCGCGAGCCAGTCGGAGGAACTCCAGCGTAAGGCCTCCTCTAGGGTCGGAAAGTCCCTGTCGGAGTCCTGCGACCGAGAAGGCTTGGCAGGGTGTTCCTCCGACAAGGAGGTCGATGGGCGGCTCAGCATGAATAGAGTGAGCTGGGTCGATGAGCTTGGTGAAGTCGCCATAGTTGCGGACCTCGGGGTAGTGGTGCGCGAGGACCGCGCTGGGGAATGGGTCGATCTCCGAGAAGAACGCTGGCTTCCAGCCTAGCGGATGCCACGCCACCGTGGCGGCTTCTATGCCTGAGCAGACTGAACCGTACCGCATCTTGCCTCCTCCCCGCAGGTAACGGCTAGCCTCATAACGTGCAAGGCGTTGAAAGTTACGCTAAGCGGTTGACGCTAGATGCACGATGCGGTACTAGTCCGGTGCGGCATGGAGCCGCTAAGGAAGGAACATGATCACCCAGTCACCGACCATCGGGGAGCTTGCGAAGGCTCTCGCCAAGGCCCAGGGGGCCATGACCAGCGCGAAGAAGAGCGCAGTCAACCCTCACTTCAAGAGCAAGTACGCGGATCTCGCAGAGGTCATCGACTCCATCAGGAAGCCGTTGTCGGACAACGGCATCGCGTTCACGCAGCTCAACACGACCGACGAGAGCGGCAACGTCTCGGTCACCACCATGCTCATGCACGAGAGCGGTGAGTTCATCGGGTCCACCTTCTCCGCTCGCCCGCAGCAGGCGACGGTGCAGGGCTACGGCAGCACCATCACCTACCTCCGCCGCTACTCCGCGATGGCTATCGCTGGGCTGGCGTCGGACGACGACGATGGACAAGCGGCGAGCATGCAGCAAGCCAGCCTTCCCGCTGGTGCGCGTGACGTGCAGCAGGCCGCAGCCCGCACGGCCAAGGCTTTCGGTGGTACTGCCTCGAACGTCGAGCACTCCTCCTGGTCGGTGGACAAGGCACCATTTCTCGAACTGCTGAGCGAGATGGGCATCAACTACGACCACCTCGCTGGTCTGTGCGAGAAGATGAACCGTGCCCGCCCTAGCCAGATGGAGACGGTCAACCGCGCCAACCTCATCGCGTGGCTCCGCACACCCGCCGGAAACAACGCTATCACCGAGTACGTCAACGCCGTCGAGAACGGCAAGTAGAGGTTCACATGGTCAACAAGGTCATCCTCGTGGGCAACGTCGGGCAGAAGCCCACCTCCCGCGATGTCAACGGCAAGACGGTCGCCAACTTCACCCTCGCCACGAGCACCCGCTCGAAGGGAGAGAGCGTGACCGAGTGGCACCGCATCGTGTGCTGGGAGCGCACCGCTGAGCTGGCGCTGCAGTACCTCGACAAGGGCTCGAAGCTCTACGTCGAGGGCCGCATCACCTACCGCAAGTTCACCAACAAGGAAGGCGTCGAGCAGAACAGCACCGAGATTGTCGTCTCGGACATGAAGTTCCTCGGTGACTCCCCGAAGAAGGCAGGTCAGGATGACGCTACGTTCACTCCTCCTCGGAACAATCCTCGCGGCGGCGCTGCTGCTGAGGACAGCTCGACGGAGTTCCCCTTCTGATGCCTAGCACCTACGACCTCATCAACCAGGCGCGCTACCTCCTCACCATCATCGAGGCGGACGAGGGTGTCCTGACGGAGACGACCGAGGCAGAGCTGGTGAACTGGCTCGCCGTCTCCGAGGACAAGCTCCACGCCTGTCTCGCTGCGCGCAAGCGCATCGACTCCGAGGCTGAGCTGCTCCGCGAGGAGGAGAAGCGCATCGCTGCACGCCGCAAGGCGTTGGAGACTGCGAGCGACCGCATCCTTGAACTCGCTACGGGCCTCCTCTTGGAGCGCGAGACGATGGGCGAGGAGCCCAAGGTGAAGACCTCGCACTACACTGCGTGGCTCGCTGAGACGCAGTCCATCCTCGGTCCTGACGAGGTGAGCGAGTGGCCCGAGGCGTGGCGTAGGGTCAAGGTCGAAGCCGACAAGTCCGCTGCCCTGCGCGAGGCGAAGAGCGGAGCCCAGCTCCCCAACGGCTTCCACCTGGTCACCAAGCGCAGCGTTCGCTTCCGGTAGACCATGCCAACCAAGCCGACCCACTATCCGCGAGACGTTGTTCGTTTGGTGGATCGTGGGTCGCGCTTTCTGCTCCGTACCTACTGCGGCTGGTCCGTACCCGAAGACCGCTGCACTCCCTTCCCCGAATCAGCAACTTGTAAGACTTGCTTACAAGTTCTCCATAGGAGTGGACAACATGTGGACAACCAATCAAGTGCTGGAGTTCCTTGGGATCTCTCGTCCTACCTTGAGGAGGATGATGCGAGCGAGTGAAGCTGACGCGCATCGCCCGTGGGTACGCATCGGCAACCGCTTCCGCTGGTCGAGCGAGCCCGCCGAGATCCAAGAGTGGGTCCACCGCATGGAGACGCGGTGACGCGCAAAGCGATGCTGTCCTACAGGGACAGCCTCGTCGTGCTGGTCCAGCGGTTTCGTAGCGAGGAGCGCCGCCGCGAGGCGGCTACGGTCGAGCTTGTCATCGACATGCTGGACGACGTGCTCCACGACGAGCTGCCTGAAGCCATACTCAACCTTGACCGTTCGCAGTTGGAGAAGCTGTGAGGCATAACTACAAGTGGACCCTCGAAGAGGCACAGGTTCTAGCTGACCAGGTGCGTGAGGGCATGACCAAGGAGCAGATGTCCGAGTTGCATGGCGTGACGTGGCCGTGTCTCTACAAGGTGATGAACCAGTTCAGCGTATACCCGCGCGCCAAGCCCCGCATCGGCGTGGTGCAGCTCAGGAAGCTCCACGACCAGTGGATGGATGGAAAGGACATCCATGCCCTCGCCGCCACGCTTGATCTCACGGAGGTAGCTCTACGCAGTAGGTGGCGCAGGATGGGACTACGCACCTCCAAGGTGGGGCTGGCGCGCTTCCCTGCACGACGCCTTGACTGGAAGGTCGGGCTCACCATCTGGACGATGCGCTCGAAGGGGAAGAGCACGCAAGAGATCTGCACTGCTATCGGTCGCCCATTCGAGCCGCTGAAGTCGGCACGGTACATCCGCCACCACCTGCTGCGCTGGTGCTTCGACACGCACACCAAGGTGCCGTCGTTCGAGTACGGCACCTTCAAGGTGAAGTGGCTACCTCCGCCGACAAAGCCGCCGACAGGGAAACGCTAGTACTTCTTGGTCGTGTAGCTCTTCCCGTCGAAGTACAAGCTCTCACCGTTGCTCGTCTTGCGGTACGGAGCACCGAGCGAGACGTGTACCCACGAGCGACCAGGCGGCTTCTCCAGAATGCACTGGCCGAACTTCAGCCCGCTCTCGGTGACGATCCACTTGTGCAGCACCTCGTCGGTCACCGCAGGGCAGGAGATGTCCGCAGCCTCACCGACCATGTGTTGCGACCGAGTAGAGCCACCCACCGCTGCGTTGACGGCTGGCCCCCTGAACGCGCTCGTCACGCGGACAGGTCCGAACTTCGCACGAATGACCTCCAGCATCGCGGCGAGATCCTTGAGGGCAGGCAGCACCTTCTGCGCCTCCTCGCGGTTCTTCGCCTGGAGCGCCGTCTGGCCCGTGCGGGTCAGCTCGTCGAACGTGAAGTGAGGGGACAGGTTCACTTGGTACCTCCAGAAGTCGGCTTGACGCCCATGCGCTTCATGGACCGCTCCAGCGACACGAGGCGCTTCTCGATGTCATCAGGGTCGAAGCCGTCACCCAGCGCGATGGATGTACGCTCGGTCTTCACGAGGCGAGCCTCGATAGCTGCGAGCTTGGCCTCGACCTCGGCCTGCTTGACCTGACAGGGTGGAGGCTGCGCGCCACCAAGCCCCTGCGCCTGAGCCTGAAGCTCTAGCTCCTTGAGCTTCTGCTCGTGCTTCTGCTCGGACATCTTCGTCCAGAGCTTGAAGCCAGCGCCACCACCCACGACGGCGAGCGCAGCGAGGGCGAACGCGAGCATGGGGTTGGCCTGCGCCACAGCCATCGGGTCAAACGGAGGCGCATCGGCTAGATGCTCGACCACCGCAGTCTCCACCTTGGTCGCGTCGTCCTGCACCTGGGCAACGATGGCATCCTTGTGCGGGTCAGGTGCGACCACGACAGGCGTCTCAGTAGTTGTAGGTTCCATCTTTTTCCTCCGCGTGCGTGTAGTCGTGGGAGCATCAACGAGTATGGAGAAGCGGACACCGAGCGGGATATCGCACCCGTCCGTGTCCGCTAGGTCACCTTCGTCGCTGACGAAGCCGCGAGACGTGGCCCAGTAGTGACCAGGCTCTAGGTCGCAGTCTGGTCTAGTCGAGCCCATCACGCAAAAGCAAGAAGCTCAGGTGCGCCAGAGACTTGAGAAGCTTGGTCCGCTCGGCGCGGGTGATCTTCTTGCCACCGTCACCCTTTGGGTCGAGAGCGGACTTGATCTCGTTAATGAGTCCGAGCACCTCGGCGGGAAGCTCGATGAGTTCGTCAGGCGTGTAAGGCATAAGAAACCTCTCAGGGGCGGCTGCGCTGGATGGCATCGACATCAGCGCGGAGTGCGTTGACATCACGGCGAAGAGAGACAAGCTCGGCACGCAGGGTCGCGCCCTCGCGCTCCATGCCTTCCAAGCGTCCGTCGATGCGCGCGAGGATGGTACGCATATCGGTCACGTCTTCAGGTCGCAGCGCGGGCTGCGCTTGCGCTTCAGACAAGTAGCCGCCACCGACAGCGCCACCACCGACCATCGCTGCGCCGAGCAGCATGAGCGACCAGACGGGGACTGGGACGAGACGGTCTGTCCACCTCGCGTTCTGTACTTCAGCAGGCATCAGACCTCCTCAAAAGCCGACTAACCAACCAGCTTGAAGCGAGCGATGCCGACGCCGCTAGCGTCGAGTAGTTCGCAGAAGTCCTCGTCCCAGACATGCACCTCGACGTGCGTATCTGGGAGGGTTGTCACGCCCGTGTAGCTCGGAACGTACACTGCAACAGCCTGCGGGTAGACGGTGAGCTGCTGCTCGATCTGCTCGGTGTACGTCATCGCTGGGCCTCAATACTTCAAGAGCAGGCAGTCGCCCGTCGTGTTGGTGGTCGGTGCTAGCGCGAGACCGATGATGCTGCCGCCGAAGGTCACGCTCTGCTGGAGCAGCATGCCGCGCACGAAGCAGCACTCTCGGAGACGCCCTGCCCAACCGGACGACGCGGACAACCAGAGAGGCGGCAAGGCGAGCTGGCCCGCGAGGTCGGTCATCTCCGCGATGCTCATGCCTGCCGTGGTGTAGCAGCGCCTTGCTGTCTCGGTGGTTGTCAGACCAGGGCGCTTGACGTAGGTGTGCTCGCGCTGCCCTGCCGTGGTCGAGTGTACGAAGATCTGGGCGCTCGACCCGAGCATGCTCGTGCTGACCGTCGTGCCGGAAGTCCAGAGACAGTAGCGACGACCGTCCGTCTCTGCCGTCGCCGCTGCGCTGGTCTCTGGGTCAAGCCACGCGCCCGCCCCAGCGTACATGACTGCCGTGCCGCCAGCCACGAGCTGCACAACGATGGTCTCCTGCGACTCGTACACGGTCATGGTGATCGAGGTGGACATGGTGTTGACCGCTTGCCCGAGGCGGGTGTACCCCGACCAGTACCCGCTCGTGAACGGCGAGGCAGCGTTCCAAGTCGTAAAAGCCCCAGCTTCAAGCGCCATGCCGATCATCAAGCCATGCGCCGTGAAGCTCTCAGGCGCGAGCACCACGGGAGACGGCGTCGGGGCAGTAGCCCTGCCAGCCAGCACCACGCGCTGGCTCATCGTCCCGCCTGGCGGCGTGGCGTAGACTGCCTCGGTGGTACCGCTGACCTGCACGCGCGTCCACGTCCAGCCCGTAGCCGTCGAGCCGGAGAACGTCCTCGTGCTACCGTCCGAGTAGGTAGTGACCGTGTTGGCCACACCCGCCCAGATGGCATCGAGCACCTGCGGGATGGTGAGCCCCGCAGCGTTGACCGTCGCGAGACGCCTATGAGTGAGCGCGGGGAGAGCCATTAGACCACCGTGCCGACGATGAGGTCAGCGGTTGCGTTTGCCAGCATGACGGCAGCGACACCCGTCTGGTCGGGGATGACGCTCGCACCGACAATGAGAGGCACCCACTGCAAGATGCCCCCTCGACGCACGAGCATCGTCTCGTCGGTCACAGCCTGCAACGTCGTCGCAACACCGTTGACGTTCCACGCAGCGACAGCATTAGCCGAGCCCGTGTGCCCAGCGTTTGCCCACGCGAGACTACCCAGCGTGTCGTGACCAGGTAGCGCAGGCGTGCCGTGGCTGTGGTCGGCGCGGGCGTAGTCAAGCGATGTCCCGCTCGCGGACTGCTGGCCATAGCTCGTCTCAAACACGACCGAGGATGCTGGAGCAGGCACCGCAGGCACGGTCGCAGAGATGACCACCGCACCACCAGCACCCGTGTCCGCCAAGGTGATGTTCGAGCCAGCCGTCAGCACGCGCTCGTTCGTGAGCGTGGCGTCAGTCGCCAGCGTGACGTACTGCGCTGTAGTTGGTGCTCCACCTCCGCTACCCCCACCACCTGAACCACCCGTAGCGGAGATGGTGAGCACCACCTCATCAGCAGCACCCGTCACAGACTGCGTGGACAAGCTGATGCCTGTACCAGCAGCGAAGGTTGCGACCCGCTGCGTCGGGCTTGCCTTCCTGTGCAGCGGGACGCGAACCACTAGGGCACCGGAGCCCACGAGACGACGGTACCCGTCTCATCCTCGGTCACGATGCACGGCAGCGTCCAGCCCTCGGCAGCGGCCTGCCCCTGGAGCACGGGCGGGATGCCCGTGTAGAACCCGACGCACCCGTTGGCGACCGCGAGAGCAGTCGCTTGGTCAGCAGGCGTGCCGACAACGACGATGAGGAACTTCTGCACAATGCCTCCTAGGACATGATGTAGTAGTTGACCGACCCAGCGACACCCACCGATCCGGCTGCACCGCCGCCAGCACCAGCACCACCAGCACCACCCGCAGCCGTGATGGTGCCGCCCATGCTCGCGACGGGTGTCGTGCTGATGATGCCGATCAACCCGCCAGCGCCGCCTCCGCCGCCTCCAGCCACGCCGTCGCCCGTCACCGCACCAGGTCCGCCCGCGCCACCACGGCAAGAGATGACACCACCCGTGTTGTTGAGCACCTTTGCTGCGACCCAGATGCATCCGCCGCCAGCGCCACCACCACCCGAGGTCGCGGTGCTTGTGTTGACCGTAGCGCCACCAGCGCCGCCACCGGACCCGAGGTTCCAAACCACACCGTTGATGGCACGGGGAACCCAGAGGTTCGACGCCCAGCGTATCGATGCCACGGTGGCCACTCCACCAGCACCACCAGCGTTTGCGCCAGCAGCACCACCCGCCCCGCCGCTAGGTGCGAGCCCAGCATTGTTGAAGCTTGCGCCCGATGTTCCGGTTCCGGCGCTGCCTGGACCAGTCGTCACACGACCAGTAGCTCCAGTACCGGACACTCCGCGCAGGTACTGCGCCGCAACAAACCCAGCACCACCCGTCTGGCCCGTCGAGGATACGCCGTCTTCAAAGAAGGTGCCAGCGTTCGTGAACGTCCCAGCTACGCAGAGCTTGTAGCCAGCGGGCTGCAAGGTTCCGGTTGCCTGCACGGTCAGGTTGTTGTAGTGCCTTTCCCTGTTCAGCGTGAGGTTGCCAGCAGCGACGACGGTAAAGTCGCCGTCCGCTGCGTCTCCGAAGATGCCGCTGAAGGTAGGCGCAGCAGCGCCGCCACCACCACCACCATCAAGCGGGGTAGGAAGTACCTGAGAGCTAGCCATGTGGCCTCCTTAGCGGACGATCTCGAAGTAGACTTCGTACTCAAAGGTGTTGTCCGCGCCAGCGTCCGGAGAAGGCTGGAGGTACAGCTTTCCGGTCGCATCCGTGAACACGTAGACCTCAGCGACAGCATCGAAGAGAGTCGCGACGGCAGTCGAGCTGCCCTCGAACTCCTGGTTGATGCTGCCGTTGGCCGCACCGCTCACCTTGAAGATGCGCGGCACGAAGTTGGCACCAGCACCCGCCGTGCGAAGGAGCTTCACGCGGCGGATGACGATCTTGGTGAGTCGGTCAGACACGACCAGAGCGGTCTGGGTGGTCGCCCCAGACAGACCCGTCGTGCCCGTCAACCGAGAGACGGGCTGAGGGGCGACGGCACTCATCAGGCCACCCGCACGAGCGAGACGATGACCGCGAACTCGGCGTTGCCACCAGCCTTGACCGTGGTGAGCGTGATGCTCGACCCAGCAGTGAAGGTGCTGTAGGTGTCGTCAATGAGCGTGCTCTCGACCACGGTGCCGCGCGGCTGGTTGTTGAAGCTCAGCACGCTGGACACGGCGTTCGCGCCGTTCTTCAGGACGATGGTGTTAATGACCGCGCCCGTAGCCGCGTTGATCTTGTGCGCCGAGACGCGGAGCACGCGGCACTTGTAGGGAAGCACGTAGGTCGTATCGCCAGACGCGTCAGCGTTGTTGAGCACAACCATGACCGGAAGCGACGGGTCGGTGGTACCGCTCGGAGCAACGGGAGCATTGTTCGCAGCGATGGTGCCCGCGAAGGCGTTGGACTGGAGCTTGACGGCAGTGACTTCACCGTTCTTGATGAACTGGCGACGGATGTAGGGCATGGGAGCGACTCCTTGGTTTCAACCCCGCCTCAGCTTGCGCTGCCAGCCCTCCAAGGTGGTCGGACGATCCGACTCCTCCCGCTGGATCGAGGTCGTGCAGACCTTACCACGGTTTGTCAAGGCGTGCTAAGCACTTGACGCAGGAGGGAAGCATGCCGCTCAAGGAAGGTTCGTCGCAGAAGACGATCAGCGCGAACATCTCGATGATGGCGAAAGAGAAGCCGAAGATGCCGCACAAGCAGCGCATCGCCATCGCGCTCTCCAAGGCTCGCGAGTCGAAGAAGAAGTAATGGCCCGCAGAGCCGAGCCTCAAGGAATCATCGACGGGGCAGCAGTTCGTGCGGCCATGCAGCGCGACAGGTTCGTGCAGATCTGCCGTATCGTCCGCGAGAACGAGAGCATCGGGACGCTGGAGTTGACCCTCGCGCAGAAGCAGGTGCTGCAAGCCTGCATCGACCATCGCTGGGTCATGGTGAAGAAGTATCGTCAGGCCAAGATCACCACCCTGATGATCCTCGACCTCCTCGGCCAGTGCATGTACTCCCCAGGCGTGCAGGGCGTACTCATCGCGGAGAAGTACGACACGGCGGAGACGGCGTGGGGCCGTGCCCGCTACTCCTACGACTACCTGCCCGACGCCATCAAGATCCCGTCACGCTCTGGTCGCGACCCTGCCAAGCGTGAGCTGGAGTTCGTCCACGGTGGACGCATCAAGGCGATCACCGCTGCGACGGGGACGCCTGCCATCGGTAACTCCCCCGACCGCGTGGTCATCACGGAGTACGACGAGTTCCCCGACCAGGACAACTTCAACGAGCACTTCTTCCCCTCGGTCGCGAAGCGCGAGAACGCCCGCGTCGTGATGGAGTCCACCCCTGGCAGGCAGGGCACCACCTCGCACACCATGTGGCTCCGTGCGCTTGAAGGCAAGAGCCAGTTCCATCCGGTCTTCCTCAAGTGGTGGCTGGACGACTCGTGCGTGATCAACGACCCGACGTTCGTCCCCGACAACGAGGAACTGCGTCTCATCGACCAGCTTGAAGGCATCACCTACGGGCACCTCGCCTTCCGACGCCAGCGCCTCGACACGGAGTTCGTCGGTGACGAGCGCAAGTTCCGCCACAAGTACCCCTACGGGGAGTACGACGGGTGGACGACCGACGAGGGGAACATCCTCCCGCCCGAGCCCCTGCTCGCCATGCTTCCGGTCGCGACCGCAGTCAACGACGCGGAGGAGTACACCTTCGAGCAGCGTGAAGCTGGGTGCCCGTACCTGATGACGGTGGACCCTGCTGGCTACGGGGACAACGGTGACCCGTCCGCCATCACCATCTGGAACTGCTGGGACCACAGCGAGGCTTTCTGCTGGTCGGGACGAGAAGACCCTGGTCGCCTCGCCAACCGCATCATGCGTCTCCAGTCGCAGTGGGACTGCGAGGTCGTAGTCGAGAGCAACGCCCCAGCGTGCGTGCAGGCTCTCGTCGGCATGCGCTGCCCGAAGCTCTACCACACCAGCGGTAGCCACCCTGGCTACTACACGACCAGCGTGGGAAAGAGCGCCGCCATCGTCGTCCTCGTGGAGATGCTGCGTGCTGGCGAGATGAAGATCCGCAGCAAGGCCACCGTCCACCAGCTCCTCCAGTGGGATGGTGAGAGCCGGAAGCGTGGACGAGGCGAGCACGGCAAGCACCACTTCGACCGCGCGATGACCGTGGTGATGGCTGCGGCTATGTTCCGGCGGCGCGGTTACGGCATGCGTCCAGGTGGCGGACACAAGCCCGTCATCCTCAAGCCTGGTCAGACCGCCCACATGAGCGCGGCCACGCTCGACGCCTACTTCAAGCCGACACGTCGCAAGACGCTGGGGATACACCCATGAAGACCACCGAGTACCTGCCTACCATCCAGAAGCATGTCGAGGTCTTTCGCTCGACCGAGAAGCTCGCGTTCGACAGGCTTCTCCGCTTCTATCAGGGCAAGTTCTACACCGACCGAGATGGTGGTGGTCCGAGCGAGTCGCAGCTCATCACGACGAGCATCAACCTCACCTACGCCATCGTGGAGACGGCGCTATCGACGTTGACCCCGCGCAACCCGCAGGTCACCGCGATGATGCGTGCGATGTCGCCTGACGACAGCGTGCGTGGGCTCGAAGGCGTGGTGAACCTCTCGCTCGACGCAACGAACTACTACGATGAGCTGATCATGCTCATCCAAGACTCCGTGCTCTATGGACGGAGCGTTATCAAGACGACGTGGGATGCCGACAGCGACCTGCCCATCGCCAAGGTCTGCGACATCCGAGGCATGTTCTTCGACCTCGCAGCCAAGCGCACCTCGGACATCCGCTACTGGATCGAGACGACGCTGCTCAGCGAGGAGCAGTTCCGCGAGCGCGTTGCCAGCGGCATGTACGCACCGTGGGCCAACAGCATCCACGGGGACTCCTACCCGCGCTGGCTCATGCAGGACTTGGGCTCGTCCTACTCGCGGCAGGAGCTGAAGGACTTCCAGCGGTGGGTGACCGTCTACGAGGTCTACGACATCGAGGCGGGTCGCGTGGTCCACATCCACCCCGACAACCCGCAGCCTCTCATGGAGGACGCGCTCGTCTATTGCCCGTACTCGCTGCTCACGCTGAACAGCAACGGGGAGGACTGCCGTGGTCTGAGCGAGATCGCGCTCATCTCGGACAACCAGGAGGAGTTGAACCACATCCGCACCTACCTCCTGAACATCGCTCGCCTGAGCATCCCGAAGGTCGCCTACGACTCGACGGGCCTCCAGAGCGAAGACCTCGCGGTGGCACAGGAGGCTCCGGTCGGTTCGCTCAACGGTATCCGCACGACCAACGGACAGCCCCTCTCGACGCTGTTCCACCAGTGGCCCATGCCCGAGCCTCCGGCTGCGCTCTTCGAGATGGCGGCATCGCTGGAGAAGAGCATCGCCACGGTGTCTGCACTTGCCGACGCCCAGCGTGGTCAGGTCACGGGTGCTCGTACCGCGACCGAGTTGGCGCTGGTCGAGGGGCAGCTCCGCAACCGTCTCGCTGCACGGCAGCGTCGTATCGACACGGTCACCGTGGACGTGGCGCAGAAGATGGCGCTGCTCATCTCCAAGTACATGCAGACCGAGAAGGTCGTGCAGCTCACGGGCTACGGTGACCCGAAGACGGTGTACCCGCAGACCCTCGACGGTGTGAAGGCGCAGTTCAAGGTCGTGCCGTACTCCCCGATGGAGAGCAACCGCGCTGTCCTCCAGGAGCAGTTCAAGGCGGCGATGCAGTTCCTCATCTCGAACCCGATGGTCGATCAGGTCGAGGTGACCAAGCAGTTCCTCGAAGTGTTCATGCTGAGCCCGCGCCTGTTCAAGGGTCCGCCGCCTCCTGCCATGCCGCCAGAGGCGATGGCTGGTGGTCAGACCGCGAACGCTGCGGCTGCTGGCGTGGCCGCTGCTCCTCCTGCCGACGAGGCCGCGCTCGCACAGGCGGCTGGCATGGCCGAGGGCGCACCTTCTCCCCTTCCTCCGGCGCAAGCCATCATGGCTGAGCAAGCAGCCCAACCCGTCACGTCTCAGGAGACGCTCGCATGAGCTTTGTGACCCACGACCTCCACTGCACCGCTGACCACTGGGAGAGCGATGTGGTGTATCGCCGCAACGACGGACCTCCTCCCTGCCCTGAGTGCGGTGCCACCCGCGTGGCTGGCTGGCTTCCGGTCGGCGTCCGCACGGTGAACTACACCTCGCAGATGTGGAAGCCTCTCACCCACGACGGCGTCACCTACGAGACGCGCGAGGACTGGTCGGCCTACAAGGCTGCGGTCGCCAAGAACACGGGCGTCGAGATCGTGGAGACGAGTAACAGCGACCGTCACCAGCGAGCCGACGAGCACCGTCACCGTGCGTGGGAAAGTCGTCGTCAAGCTGGTCTAGACACCACGCAATGGCGCGAGGTGCTAGCAGAGCGAGCACGGGGTTTCGACCCACTAACAGGGAGGACTATTCGTAATGGCCGCTAACGAGATGATGCCGTCCGCCGAGGACATCAAGACCACCATCAACGCTATGGTGGACAAGGCTGAAGCTGAAGGCAAGCTCGCGCCTTTGTCCGCTCTCATCTCTGAGATGAAGCTCAACACTACGCCCAAGGCGCTGTTCATCGCGGCGCAGACTCGCGACGAGATGCGTGGCAAGACTCCTGACGAGCTTGCCTCCATGCTCCGCGAGAAGCCCACGGTCATCAACATCATCCTCTCCGCTACGCCGCCTGGAGAGGAAGAGGAGGAAGAGATGGGAGAGGAAGAGAAGGAGATGGGTGGCGAGCAGGCTGTCAAGGCCAAGCTCGGCAAGATGAAGGAGAGCGCCATGTCCGCCGACCAGGATGAAGAGGACATGGAGGACGAGGAAGCCGCCAAGGCGTACAAGTCCAAGCTGATGATGTAGCAAGACCATCAAGCAGGAGAAGCATCATGGAAACGAGCGACACCGCGTATGCGGGAGACGTTAGCCCCCAGCAGGGCGCAGCCTCGGCTGCTGAACCTGCTGCTGGTCTTGCTTCTCCTGCTGCTGCACTTGGTACCGAGGCTGCGCCCTCTGCCGCTGGTACACCCTCTGAATGGAATGGCGAGCTTGAAAGTCTCGCCAAGTCCGACTGGTGGTCGAAGGTTCCTAGCGACCTTCGCTCCACCATCGAGAACGGGCTCAAGTCGAAGTACGGCAACTGGCAGCGTGGCTACCAGAGCAAGTTCGATGAGTTCAAGAAGGGCCAGTCTACGTGGGAGCAGGAGCGCGAGCAGATGCGCGCCGAGATGGAGAAGGTGAAGCAGAACCGAGACTGGTTCGAGAAGCTCCTCTCCGCCGACGACAGCACGACCGAGATGCAGTCAAAGCTCGCGGAGATGGAGAAGGCGCTCAGCGAGCGCGAGGCTGGCATCAACGACTGGAAGGGCCGCTACGAGGCGCTTGAGACGGAGATCGCCAACCGCGAGGCTGAGACAGAGCTTGAGAAGCTCAAGTCCAACTACCCAGACATCTACGAGGACTACCGCGAGGACGAGAACGGCACTCCCACGGGTGCGTTCGCGGAATACTTGAAGCTGCTCGAAGCTGGCTACGAGACGGACCGCGCTGCTCGCATGGTGCGTGCTGTCATGCCGCAGGCACCTCAACCCCCTGGTCCGCGCAAGGTCGAGCCTCCGGCATCGGTCAGGCTAGCGCAGCCTGCTGGGAAGGCTCCCCCTCCGAGCGCATCTCGCAGGACCAACGAGTACTCGTCGTTTGATGACGCCATCCGCAACCTGCGTGCGATGGCGCAGGGCGAGCCCGACGACGACGAGTAGTTGACAAGGTGGGTGGGTGCATGTACGCCTAGCATGCACCCCCCATCGCAGGTGTCGTAGGCCACTAGGCACGACCGAGACGTGTGGGCAGGGAAGGCGAAGCAAGCGTTCTCCCTTCACCTACGGAGCCTACTATGGCTGTTTCTGTCGAACTCCTCAACACCACGCTGGCGGACCTCAAGGGTCCGCTGGTCAGCGCGTTCCTCCAGAACGTCCCCACCTACCGCGCCCTTGAGAAGAAGGGTCGCATCACCGCTGATGGCGGCACGCTCATCGAGCGCCCCATCATGTCGGGCTCCCCCGCTCGCGGAACGGGCATCTTCAACGGCGACGAGACGTTGGACATGACCCGCTACAAGAAGAGCAAGAAGTACCAGGTGGAGTTCCACCGCGTGGTCCTTCCCATCAACATCCCGAAGAAGGAGCTGCTCCAGAACAAGGGCAAGCTCGGTGCGATCAAGCTCATCGAGCAGTACCCCAAGGTCACGATGGACGGTCTCGCGGTCGACATGGAGAAGTACCTCCTCACGGGCGCGTCGGCTGGCATCGCCATCGACAGCTCGGAGCTTGCGGGCTTCACGACCTTCAACGGCCAGTTCACCGCTGGCGTTGGCACGGGCGTGACCAACGGTCTCCTCGACTTCCTCGCGCCTGCCTCGCAGAGCGACACGGTTCAGAACGTGGCCAAGTCCGCCTCGGACTTCCACTTCAACCAGTTCCAGAGCATCACGTCGTTCGCGACCGATGGCATCAGCAAGATCCGCAAGCTCTACCGCCAGTGCGCCCAGTACAGCGGCAAGCCCAACGGTGGTCCTGACATCATCGTGATGGACGACGACACCTTCGGCAACTACGTCGATGCGAAGCTCGACCTCGTGCGTCTCACGCAGGTGCCGAACAACACGGACAAGGGCAACCTCGTCCAGGACGTGCTCGGCGTCGGTGGCGTGTACGCCTCGAACCTGATCAACCTCAGCACGGACTTCACGACCCCCGCGAACGCTGGTGTTGGCTACATGATCAACACCGACTTCCTGGAGCTGGTGTACATCCAGAAGATGCAGATCTCGGACTTCACCGACCAGATCGCTCAGCAGGATGCGGTCACGGCGAAGGTCGAGTTCCATCACCAGATGGTCCTCACGAAGTTCCCCGCGCACGGCTGCTTCGCTGGCGGCGCGTCCTGACCCTGAACCCTACAAGGAGGTCATACTCTCATGATGCCTGAGTTTACCGCAGATGCGGTCACCGCGATTAGCGACACCGCTCTCTACAAGCTTGGCTACGTCGTCACGACCAAGGACTCCCAGGGCACCAAGTTCTGGAAGTACGTGAAGAACGCTTCCGGCGGAAGCCTGAAGGTCGGTCAGGGCGCGATGATCAAGGACGGCAGCACCACCTACGAGGCTGACGTGTCCACGACCGCCGCGTCCCACTCCCGCTTCCTCGGCGTGGCGCAGGTGTACACCCTGAACGGCACCACCAGCCTGTTCCTCAACAACTACTTCGGCTTCGTGCAGTGCGGCGGCTACGGTCGCGTGCTCGGCATCGCGGCTGGCGTGGCTGCGAACAGCTCGCTGTCCTGTGTGGCCGCTGGCGAGTTCAACGTTGGTACCATCGGCAACGTGGACCTCGTCGCGTTCAACCCCGTGGCGCTCGCTGCGGGCACCGTGGCTGGCTCGGCGTACATCAAGTCGCTGTAGTCCCTAGGGGCGACACGCGGGGCACCGTAGGCTACATGCTTGCGGTGCCCTTTGTCGTAGGAGGTTCCTCGCATGAACAAGAAGGAATGGCGCGACCGTCTTCTGACTATCCGCGCGTGGAACGCCGATACGACCAAGAACTTCTCGTCCGAGCTTGATGATGTGCTGAACCTCGCGCTCTCTCGCCTCGCGAGTGATGTGCCTGCTGCCATCATCCCCGACATCGACTACCTGGTCGTGAACAAGGACTTCACGCAGGCCGACCTCGGTCGCGGTGTCTCGACCACGACGGATGCCTACGTCCTCACCTTCGGTCTGAGCGGCGTGCTGAACCCGACCGTGGATGGGACGTGGGACGGCGTCTACGACATTGAGTTCCAAGACTCGAAGGGAGACTGGCACCGTCGCAAGTGCCGAGAGTTCTGGCAGCACAAGGTCGTTGGTAACTTCAACAACCACTACCTCGTCTCGCTGGACCGCCCTATCCCGACCTCCATCGGTAGCTTCTCGAACGTGAACTTCCGGCTGAGCCAGCCCGAGATGTTCTTCACTGACGACGTGATGGAGGTGGTCTACGGGCAGATCCACGACCCGCAGATCAACCAGATCCTCCCGCTGCCCGAGGCGTACTCCAGCTACATGGAGCATGACAACATCCGTGGGAGCGTGACCGGACGCCCGCAGTACGTGGCTCGCAGCCGTCACTTCCAGCTCGACGCGCCTGCCAAGGCACCTCTCGCGGTTATCGATCAGCAGAACAACTGGCTCGGTCCTGAGCCCATCGGGTCGTTCGAGTACGTCTTCACGTACTGCTGGGGCTACCGAGACGACGAGCGCCAGTCCACATTCGGTCGGTTCCGCCCGCTGTGGGAGTCTGCCCCGTCTCCTGTCTCGACCGTGACTACGGTGACGACTGGTCGCGTGAACATCACGCTTCCCGAGATCGACTGGCAGCTCAACTTCGGTGACAACACGACGCTGCGCTACGGGCATAGCGGCATCTACAAGCGGGTGTACCGTCGTCGCTCGGTGACGGGTGCAACGCCATCGCACCCGACCATCGAGGCTCCCAACATCTTCCAGATGATGGCCGATGTGGACGGCATCCAGACGACCTACATCGATGATGGTAGCGTCATCCCCGACTACACGGTGCGTCTCCCTGAGAGCCAAGGCTACTACGCCTACCGCAACTTCCCCCAGCAGGACCAGCGGTACGAGATGGACTGGCGCGTGCGCCGTCGCCCGAAGAAGATGGTCAACGACCAGGATGTCCCGCCCATCCATCCTGACTGCCATGACGCCC